CTGTATTTTCCTGTGCAGTAGCAATTGATTCATTAAATTTCTTCAATGCGTCCAATGTTGCTTTAGTGTCGTTTTTACCAGATGCAGCAATCAAAGCATCAGCAAATCGCAACACATCTTTGTCAGTCTGTACGCCTTTTTCTGCGCTAACCTTTAAGTTAACTGCATTTTTTACTGCTGATTGCAAATCTGCGTAAGCACGACTTTCTTCTGTTGAATCGCCAGTTAAGTTAGCTGCTTGATAACGCAGATTTTGAACAGGGCCAAGAACTAACTTTGGCTTCTTAGTAACAGGGTCTGGAGTCAGCGCATTGATTGGCGCAAACAACTCTTTCTGTGTTGCTTTGTAGCTATTGATAGCTTGCAAATCTTCATCTTCAGATTTTTGCAAACTTGCTGGCAGAGGTTTATTCTTAGCTGCGTCAAGTTTTTGCTCTGCAAGCATACGAGAAATTTGTTGGTTACCAAGTGCAATGCTTGCTGTCAATGCTTTAGCTTCAGCACTTTGTGCTAGACCTTGCTCTTTGTAAGCATTAAGTTGTTTATCTTGAGCCTCAATTCGTGCTTGCACTTGTTTAAAGTCAGAGTCTTTTTGCAACATCTGACCAATTTGTGCAACACGAGTATCAACAACAGCAGGGTCTAAATTCTGCCAAGTTTTTGAATACTGTTGAACAATTGGTTTAAGATTTTTAGGTAAATTAGGGTCAGCCAAGTAAATAGCAAATGGGTTGTCTTCTTGTTGACTAGCACCAATAAACCCTGCTTTACGCAAGTCAGGAACAAGTTTAGCCATGCTTGCTAAAGATGTTAGTGGGTCAGGAGACAACATTGCCAAGGCTTGTAGTTTGTTTGTATCAACAGAGCGTGTAGTCTGAGCAGGCATTACGCCTTCTCCAACTTGCTGACCCATCATATCCTCACCATACATTGCTCTTTCTGGAGTGGTTGTAGTAGTAAAGATTTGTGGTGCAAGTAAACGCACTTGTTTTTCTTGCTCACGCCTTGCTTCATCTTCTTTACGCTTACGCAACATATCTTGCAATTGAACATTCTGTAACTGGCTTTGCATAGCCTCAGACATACCGCCTTTGTAGGCTTTCTGACCAAGTTGCAAGCCTTCAGCAATAGATTGACCTGTGTTACCACCTGCAAACAATCTGCCAGCTAATGCGTAGAGTGCTTGTGCTTGTGCGTCTTCACGATTACGAGCAATGTCAGCTTGTGACATACCCAACAGACCCATTGTGTCTGCACCGCTAGTCCCAAAAATGTCTAATAGTCCAGCCATGTTCAATCCCACCAGTTAGAGCCAAGAGCAGGTGCTGTTGCATCAATAGTACCCATATTAGAGCCACCAGTTAACCAATTAGATGCGCTGTTATACAAGTTACTAATGCCAGTAGAACCGCCTAAATTCTTATACAAACCACCACCAACAGCAGCCAAACCAAGAACATTTTGCAATGTAGATGTATCTGCTGCACCGCTAGTTGTAGAAGAAGCTACTCGTCCTAGTGGGTTGCCATATACCAACGATAGGTAGTTCTGCAAGTTTTGTTGTGGTTGGTTTTGCAAGAAATTAAACTTAGCCATGTCTGCTTGTTGTTGCTGACCTGTGTATCCTTCACGCAGTTGACCTGCTTGCAAAAGATTCTGAATGTCTTGGTAGTCAGCTTGAGCCATTTGAGGCGCAGCCATCGTAGCAGCTTGCTGTCTTGCTCTTTCATCAGCATAATTCTGATAAGCCAACTGTCCAGCCGTGTTAGCCAATTGTTGACCAAATGCACCAGTAGCCCTATCTTGCAAAGAACCCATAGCACCAGAGCCATAACGCCCTGCTAGGCTAGACTTAGATGCAATGTCACCTAAAGTTGTTTGAAACTGAGTCTCAGCAGCCTTGGCAGCAGGTTGAAACGCACCTTGAAAGAAAGGGTTTCCACCTAGAAAGCCACCAGAAACTGTGTTTTGCAACTGATTCTGTGCAGATTGAAGTAAGGGATTACCCAAAGAAGCACGAGCCTCTAAAGCCTGTAGTCCTGTTTGAGTGGTAGTCGATGGGGCTACATAAGTTGGGCCACCATAATACTGAGGCCCACCGCCCTGATATAACTTCTGCGCTTGTTGTAATCCATAACCTAAATAAGGTTGGATTGTTGGGTCAATTTGAGATGTGGTAGTAGTAGCCATCTTTTACTCCTAGAGTTTCGGATTCCAAGATGGGTCATCCACGGAATCCATTATACATAAATTATTAAAATTAACCAATAATTGCATACCGATATGTTTTATTGGCAGTCGAATTTGCAAAGTGGGTTATCGTAGCCGTACCCTGTCCTTGAGAACTAGCGTAAATGTTTGTCAACGCTGACGGAGAAATATAGTTCATCGTAGTAATCAAGGACGCTGTAGATGGGTAATTTGTTCCAGCAGCATAGGCTTGAAGACTAACAGTAGTGCTATCAGTCTCCCACCAAAGTTCAATGTAATCATTGGCATTTAAACTTAAAAAGTAGTTCCATCCAGTTAAACCATGACCATTAACTGAGCCATGCTTGCTAGGTACAGCAAAGAATCCTGTTGAGCCAGTAAGATTCGTTCCATTGACTTTTATCCAAGCCCTAACGTCATGGTCTTGCGAGTCAGTATTCTCAAACTGACCAGACCATTGGAAGTTATAAATCCCTGTGTTTTTGACATTCATCCTAGAACTGTTGCTCAGAGTTATCCCATTGGAATAATCGGTAGTGTCCAGCGTCATTGCATAGGCAGTATTTGCTGTAGCAACAGTTTGGTCAACAAGGCTCTGAAATGCCCCATAAGGCATATAGTCAGCATTAGCAGCAGCAGAGGCAGGGGCAAACAAGATTACGCTGTCTGGGCCTATCCTTCGGTCTGTCAAAGTGGTAGTTAAAGCACCACCAGTTGCCAGAGTCAAAGTACCTGTGTTATTGGTCTTTCCGTCCATGATGCCACGGACAACTTCAGCCACAGCCCTCTGGTCACCACCAAAAGCAGGTAGGCTTCTGAACATTAGCGCACACCCTGACCAGTTACATCCACATCAATAGCTACCGCATTAGTCCAGTTACCAGTAGGAGTTAACTGAAGCCTGTGGTATCTACCAGAACTACGCAAAGAAACCCTGTTCTCTGAGTCAGCAGCTACTGGAGTCCCAAAGGTTACATCTTGGCTTAACAGTTGCCTAGAAGCTACAGCAATGGTTGCTGAACCGCTATCAACCTGTGGACGAGCCAAAGTCACCACCGATTGACCACCTAAATCAATGTCACCAGTAGCAATTTGCCCAACTGCACTAGAGCCTGTGTAGGTGTAAACCTTTGCGCCTAGCGTACCGCCAAGGAAGTATTTACCGCCAACATAAAGACGAGAGTCAAGACTTGTTGTCAATGCGTCAATAGATGCGTTAATACTATCTAATTGCTCAAGCGTTACAGCAGTTGAGGATGCCTCAGATAAGTAATCTGTTCCAGCATCTGCATAAGTCCACTTCTTTGTAGCAAAGTTGTAAATGATTAGTTTACGATTTCCGTCTGTAGCTACATAGTTCCAAATCACCAACTTACGAATTGGGTCAACAGCAGAAGACATAGAGTTGTAGTCAGATTCTGATGCGTCATCAATAAAGAATCGGTCAACTTTCTCACTACCAATTGGAATGACTTGCTGACCATCACACATATAGAAACCATCGTCCGACAGGAAGAATGTAATTCCTTGGTACTGAGCAATAGAGCCAGCTACCATACATCCCTTGTTACGAGAAATATTGTCAAACTGGAATATGAACGGAGTGCCTACATAGGTCATTCGGCTAATGGCTCTTTCTAAGAACACCAAGCCAAACTCACCACCACGGATTCCTACAATCTGTCCACCATCAGGAATATCTTGATAGTCAGACTGAGTGTTTACATTCTCAACCCAATCAGTCTCATCATTGATTGCAGACCAACGAACACGATACTGCTGTTGTGTCGTTTCTAACGTATTAGCGCAAACAACAAAGTCACGCACAACAGTAATAAATTTAGCTATTGGTGCAGATGCGCTTAAATTAGCAAAAGATGTAGAAGTTCCTAGCGTCCATGCTTGCAATACATCAGCATTGTTAGTCGTAATAACTGTTTTACCAAACTGAGTAAAGCGAACCTTATCGTTAATGCCTGTGGTCATTCCTGTCTTAACTTGAGTCAACGCACCCACACCACTTACTGTATAAATCTTGGTAGCACCAGAAGTAAACAACTGAGTAGTAGAGTCTGGATTCTTGGCAGCATACAAAGAAACTAAGTCTTCAGCAGCAGAAGCAGAAAGTGCTACAGCCGTAGGGAATGGGCCATAACCAACAGCTTGAGAAACCACATTCTTAGCGTTAGTCAATGCACCAGTAATACCTGACTGGTCAGGCATCCACTCACCTAGTTGTACTCTTTGTGTAGGCATATTAAATGTATGTTGTTTGCATTGCCAAAGGAACGCCAGAGAATTGACCCTTCTCATCAGAGCGAGTCAAAGAACCCATAGCCCTATCAAACATAGTTCCCCATGTATTGATTCGAGCATCGTTCATCAAGTAAGGCTCGGCTTCAATCAAAGCACCATACAAGAGCAAGTCAGGACAAACAGTCAAGAATGTATTGCTTGTGTTTGATGTACTCAAGAAAGGAGGCGCAGCAGAGTAAACCAAACTCAATGTGTAAGCAAAATCAGGAATAGGTGCTAACTTAAATGTGTTTGCCAAGACTGTGTAGTCCAATGGCTTACCTGCGTCCATGCTTCGTGAGTTACGAGAGAACAAAGACGGAGATTCGTAGTTCAATGGAAATACAGGAT